GCACACTCGCCAAATTGAAGAAGGTGAGCAACGTTATCGTAATATTGCTAAAATCTTTTTAGAGAATAGTGAAGGTGAAAGATTCTTAGCTCCAACTATTAAGCCAGGTGTCGCTAGAGTATATGGTCGATTAATTGCTGAAGGTGATAAGCCGCACGGTGAACGTTGGAATCACGTTACTAGTTTGGTAGAAGAATATCAAAAGATGGGTGCATTTGTTCGTGCCACACGTAATGGTCAATTCAATGAATCTGCACAACGTTTAGTAAATGAAGGTATCAATCACTATCAAGGTCTACGTGAAACATTAAGTAGAATGACTGGTCATCGTGGTTACAATACTTACTTTGAAAGCTGGACACCGTCATTGATGGAAGACGAAGTTGAAGAAAACAACTTAAATGAGTTATTTGTACAAGAGACATTAGATCCACGTATTGAAAGTGTAATGCCAATATTGAATAAGCTACAAAAGAAAGTAGCAGAGATGAAAGAAGTCGGTGAATTAAGTGAATGGGCAGATAGTTTAACAGAAGCCCCTGGTGCTGAAACACTTGGACACAATGTTAGAACAGATGCTAAGAATTTAAAAGCATTTGATTTGGAAGAATCGGAAGATGATATTGACGATCCAGTAGTAAGTGCAATAACTCGCCGTATCATACGTCAACATCCTGAATTATTAAAGCACGGTCCTGATAAAGTATTGGCTGCTATTGCCGATGTTGCAGATTTTGTAGGTGACGTTGAAGAAATTGGTTCAAGTGATGTAAGCGGTTGGGTAAAACAAGTAGAGCGTTCATTGGGTAGTATGGATGAAGGTATATTGGACACCGTTAAAAAAGCTGGAAGTAAAGTATTTGATAAATTGGGCGGCGGCAATGAAGAAGACCTAATTAGAAAACTACAAAAAGATGCAGGTGTAACACCAACTGGCAAGAAGCCTGAGTTTGATGTTAAAGCAAAAGAATTAGCAAGAAGTAATCCTAGTGACCCAGGCGGCAACTTTATGAAGGGTGGAAAAGATTTAGGTATCTTTAAAGAAGAAGATATGGATGAGGCTAGAGTATTTGGTTATGATATCAAGCGAGTACCTGATTTAAAAGTATCATATGATGATGCACAAGAACTTAAAAATCAATTAGGTATGTTACAAAAAGTAATGGCGTATGCTACTCCGGACGATATGAGTCCTAAAACACGCAGCCAAGTAAAAGATATATATTTTAAGATTACTAAAATATTACAACAAAACGGTTTACAAGAATCTGATTTAATGAGTACAGATGAAAGTATGTTTGATAAAGTTAAGGATGCTGTTAAGACTTTTGGTGGTAAAGTATTAGATAAATTGGGCCATGGCAGTGATGAAGAACTATTGAAAAAGATACAAAAAGATGTAGGTGCTCCCGCAGGATCACAACACGGTAAACCTAGCATGGCTAAACCAAATGATGATTCAGATATCATTGAAGATGATATTGACGAAAGCGCACTGCAAGCATCTTTTGGTATTAAGAAGTATGGTAAAAAAGGTATGGATAAACTACGTGCCGCTGGACAAAAACATGCTAGTGAGAAAACAATGCAAAACATTCGTGCTGAATACAGTGATAAAGAAAAACCTGTAGCCGAAGAGGTTGACACTGGTCAGTATGACGCGGTTAAATCTAGTCCTAAAGGTGATAACGACCAAAATTGGGATAAGCCTTTCCGTGAAAAAATCAAACAATACGCTAAAGAGTTAGAGAAGCGCCAAAAAGAAAAAGAACAAGGTGTGGCTGAGAGCGAGTTTGCAGGTGACTATGCTACAGGTGAAGCAGGTCAATGGCGTAACAAAGGTCCTAAAGCACACAAGCCAGCAACGATTGGTGACTTGGTTGGTGAAGGTCAAGACGACCTAGATACTATTAGACGTTTGTTAAAAAAGTAATATGAAAATATCGTCATTGTTAAGAGAAGCACCAAAAGGTCCTGCATTATCGTTAGATAACGATTTAATGCAGAGAGCCATGCTGAGGTTTCCTGGCTATGATAGCCAACAAGCACTATCTTTATACATAGCTGATAAGGCTGTGCAACAACAGAAAACTGATTCGGCACAGAATAATCTAATCAATACTCAACAGAATGCTATTAAGTCTATTGGGCAAGAGTTACAAGATTATGAAGAACAAGCACAAGAGACTGACCGTGAAGTTGAAAGACTGAAACAACTAAGTGGTACACTAACTACCGGTAGCGCAGATAGACAAGAAAAAGCAAAAATAAGTGCTGATGAGTTAGAGAAACTTCAAAAAGATTTACAACTATTAAAATCTAAACCTGGTATGGATCCAGAGAAGTTTAAAAACTTAGAAACACAAATTAAAGAGTTAGTTGATAATCCTGCCGCTGAAGATAAAGACGTTAACAAATTACAAGCATTAATCGCACGTGTTCAGGAAAAACAATCTATAGGTGATGCTCAGTTTAATGAACTTGATAAGAAATTAAAACAAACACAGGGTGAATTAGAAGCAAAAGAACGTAGATTTGTAAAGAGTCTTGCAAGAAATACAAGTCAATTTGATAAGAACGCAAGTGCGCTTAAAAAGTATGCTGACATTGTTGCTGGATATCAACGTACAATTGATAACTTTGAAAAAGAAATGAATACTACAACATCGGAAATAAAGAATGATGCTGAAGAGGCTCGTAACATATTAAATGTTATTAAGCAAATATACAATGATACTACGGCTGATGTAGACCCGAATGCGATTCCTAAACCAACTACACCAACTAATATCGATATGACTAAAACAGATACTAGAACGCCTAAAATTGAACCAAAACCAGCAAGTCCAAAAGGAAGTCAACCACACGTTGATGCAGGTGAGTTAGCCAGAACTGCATTAGATAAAGCATCCACTTCGTCACGTCCGCCTCACTATAGTAAGGCGAGTAAAGACCTTGATAAAATGTCAAAGGGAATTGATGTTGATGAACTAGCCGAATCTATTCAATTAGTTGAATATCCGGATGATAAGGCTCCTCCTAAGATATACAAAGATTGGGGTGATCCTGATTTTAATGATTGGATGAGAGACCATTTACATATTTTAATTAATATGTTTAAGAGTAAATTCAGAAATGAACTAGGCAGAAAAAGTCCTACGTATGGTGATGGGCAAATCTCATATGATATACAGGATGAAGCGTGGTATCTGAAAAAGATATTTGATGGTAATGACCCTATATTGACGGAACCAAAAATGACTGCTTTTCTAAACCTAGTTAAGATGACATTGTTTAGTCAACCAGTTGAAATATCACAGCAGGATGAATTGTTTAAAGAAAGTTTAGACAGAACATACTCACGTATGTTGGACAATATAATCGGACTACCCTATATAAAAGGGTAAAAAAACCGTAGAAAAAAATGTGTTTACCCGCAAAAGGGATAAATACTATTGACATTGAGAGATAGTTTTGCTATACTATCTCTAATGTTAGTTACTTCATAGGGAAGTAGCGAATATTAAAAAACGAGACCATCTCAATTTTATAAGGAAATATTATTATGGCATCATTAGCAGACATTCGTGCCCGTATCGCGGCACAAGACAATAAAACAAACAACAAGGGTTCACAAACCCAATCAGATAACTCTATCTACCCCCATTGGAACATTGACGAAGGCACGACGGCAACAGTTCGTTTCTTGCCTGACGCAAATAGTAGTAATACATTCTTCTGGGTAGAACGTCAACTAATTAAGTTGCCGTTCAATGGGGTCAAGGGTGATCCTAACATTAAACAAACAATCGTTCAAGTACCTTGTATTGAAATGTATGGTACAGGCGAGACTTGCCCTATCTTGGCAGAAGTTCGTCCTTGGTATAAAGACGAAACATTGAAAGAAATGGCAAACAAGTATTGGAAGAAACGTAGTTATATCTTTCAGGGTTTTGTACGTCAAAATCCACTAGGTGATGACAAAGTTCCTGCAAATCCAATTCGCAGATTTGTTATCAGTTCACAAATTTTCAACGTGATTAAATCTAGTTTGATGGATCCTGAAATGGAAGAATTGCCAACAGATTACTTGCACGGTGTTGACTTCAACATTAAGAAAACAAGTAAAGGTGGCTATGCTGATTACTCTACTAGTAATTGGGCACGTAAAGAATCACCATTGAATGAGTCAGAACAAGCCGCTATTGAAGCACATGGTTTGTTTAACTTAACAGACTTCTTACCTAAGAAGCCTAATGAAGCAGAGTTACGCATCATTAAAGAAATGTTTGAAGCAAGTGTAGATGGTCAACCTTTTGATAATGAACGTTGGGGTAGTTACTATCGTCCTTGGGGACTAGAAGCACCTGCAGGAGCGACCGCGGATAAACAAACAGCTACTACTGAAACTAGAGCACCCGCAACAGCACCCGTAGCAGAGACTTCAGCACCTTGGGAAGATGAGCCTGCAACAACAACTGCACCAGTTAGTGTCCCGGCAGCTGGCACATCAAGTGACAAAGCACAAGACATTCTAGCAATGATTCGTGCTAGACAAAACAAGTCTTAATAGGTGATGG